CTATATAATGTCCGAACCACTTTTGACCCCGAATGAAGAACGTTTAGTAGTATTACCAGTGGTATACCAAGATATATGGGAGATGTATAAGAAGGCGGTTGCATCATTCTGGATCGCCGAGGAGATTGACTTATCAAAGGACTTAAATGACTGGAAGAAGTTGGACGACAACGAGAGATACTTTATCAGTATGATTTTAGCATTCTTCGCTGGGGCAGATGGTCTCGTGAATGAGAACCTAACCTTCCGCTTCTATAATGAGGTACAGAACTCAGAGGCACGATTGTTCTACGGGTTTCAAGTCGCAATGGAGGGCATCCATCAAGAAGTCTACGCCAATCTGATAGACACCTATATAGCAGACAAGACGGAGAAGACCAAGTTATTTAACGCCATTCAAGAGTTCGACTTTATACGGAACAAGGCGGACTTCTGTTTGAAATATATGAAGTCGGGCGAGGACTTCGCTACCCGATTAGTCGCATTCGCATGTGTAGAGGGTATAATGTTCTCGGGGGCATTCTGCAGTATATTCTGGTTTAGGAAGAGGGGTCTGTTAAATGGTCTTACATTCTCTAACGAATTGATTAGTCGGGACGAGGCATTACACGCCGAGTTCGCCGTCTTATTATACAGCAAACTTAAAAACAAATTGTCGCCTACTGCCTTCTATAAGGTTATTCAAGAGGCGGTGGATATTGAGATACAATTTATATGCGGGGCGTTGCCGTGCCGTCTTATCGGTATGAATAGTGATCTAATGTCCCAATACATCAAGTTTGTCGCTGACCGACTCTGCGTCCAGATGGGATACTCCAAATTGTATAATGCGGTCAACTCTTTTAGTTATATGGAACTCATCTCGCTCGAGCAGAAGTCCAATTTTTTTGAGGCGAAAGTGTCGTCCTACGCATTAGCGAATAGGGAACAGAATGGCGATGTTTTTGACTTCAAGAGCGACTTTTAATTTAGGCAAGGTCGGCGTTTTATTTTAGCAGACTATTATATAATATGTCCGCTCTATCCTTAATCGGTCAATTCCCTACTACTGCCATCGAAGTCCCCGCTGGTAATGGGGCAACTGGTGCTCAAGATATAGTATTGACTCAAGTAATCCCCGTTGGAACTTATCTAGGCAACGTCCAAATGTCTATTCAAGGTGCAGGAGTCACCAGCGGTGATTTTATCGTGTCCATTGTAGGTGGTATTAATTTGTCTACCACTATTCTCGGTGCTTCAAACGTCCAGAGCACTGCATCCTCCACCTTCTTCTTTACTTCAAACGGAACAGACGAATTACAAATATCAATAGTCGGGACGGGAGCAAACTGGACTTCTCCCGCATCTACTCTATACCTCCGACAAATCGCTTAATTTAGGCGTTTAGGATTTTGTGGTCTGTGGTTTTGTGGACTTTCAATTACATCATTTTTAGGGGCAGATATAAAAATAATTCTCTCCTCTTTTTTTTTGAAGCAGTATCGTGAATGAACCACACCGAAGTCCACAAAACCACAAACCACAAAATATAAATCGTTGTATATATTGTATTAAAATAATCTACAATATATATAAGATGTCGCAGTTAAATCAAGTTAAGAGGGACAATTCGCCCGATCAAGTGTATTACGATGTGACCATTACCAACTTTCAAAGCACGAATACACAACCGCCCGTATTTTACTATAACGAGGCAAGAACTATCCCGTTTATCAACTGTCCCGAAGATTACTATTTAAGTATAGTTAGATTTAGCGTTGATACGGGGACTTTACCAGTATTTATACCGAGTATCGTGCCAAATCAAGCAAACCCCAATCTGACTATCTATAACATTACTTTAACATACGAAGTGGGAGGCACTACTTATACCAGTGGTGCAACCCCGATGATTTTTGACCCACAAGACAGTTCAGTCCCGACACCTATTCCTCCCAGTCAGACTTCTAATAAACTCCAAATTAACGACACTGGGTATTACAATATTTATTCCTACCAGTATCTATCGTTTTTACTGACCGAAACTTTTAAGACCGCCCTAACCAATTTAGTCACTGCGGTGGTCGCTGGTGGTGATACGATGCCTACATACGATATTTATTATACTGCATTAAACGGGACTGCATCCACCTTCGCCCTACCATCCGACGAATTACCGCCTTTATTCCAGTGGGACACATCTAGCGATACTGCTAATATATTCGCCATCCCACAATACGATTTAAACCCCGCTGTTAATCCTACACTCACGGGTAATAATCCGATCAAGATATTCTTTAATGCCCCGTTGTTCTATTTGTTCCAGTCTTTCCCCTCGAGGATCTACGGATACTCTGTTGTAGGAGGTAATGAGAACTTCCAAATATCCGTCGTGAATGAGGGAGGGTTAAATACTCAACTTATTACTCCGCCTATTTACGATACGGTTAATGGAAATGTGGGGGGGTCGCCTACTTATCCGAAACCTTTAAGCGTCCCTTATATTTCGGTATACCAAGAAACCAGTACAATCGGTAGTCTTTCTCCCATCACTGCAATTGTATTTACGAGTAATACGATGCCTATAACCCCCAATCAAGTCAGCACCCCATTAGTATTAAGCGATACTCAACAAGTCGGGTTTCAAGGCAATAACGCCAACATCGCCAATATTATCACGGATTTAGTAAGTGATACGGGGACATACCGTCCATCACTGGTTTATACTCCCCAAGCACAATATAGACTGGTGACTTTGAACGGCAACCGTCCTCTATTTAATTTAGACGTGGAGATATTCTACCGATTGAGAAACTCCGAATTAGTACCCTTCCGTTTAGCAAGTGGCGGATCGGTCACTCTAAAAATCGCCTTCTTAAAGAAAGATAGTGCTGGGACAGATTCGGCAAAACAACCGACGGCACATCTCGCTTCTTCTTTCAGTGGCAACGGGGGCAAACAAGGAGGTCAGAGAATGTATTAGTTTATATTTAGCGGATTGTCTGCCGATATTTTATAATTGTATATTATATAATGTCGGACTTCAAAACTATCCTTTGTCGTGACTCAACTATCGGCGATATTACGAGTGATTTGGACTTCCAAGTCAAATCGGGTGCTTCTCAGACCACATATCAACCCTTCCCATCCACAAGTGCTTCTAATAGTGCTCTAATCTGGAACGTCCAAGTTCCCTCAGAGAACGTCGTGATCGGGCGTGATGTTTTAGTCAATACTGCCCTCGTCGTAGAGTTGTCTGTCGGCAGTGACGCCAACCCAGTCCCATTAGGTGAATACGCTTGGGGATACGGTTTAACTGATGCATTCCAAGCATTCCCTTTGAATAGTTTATTTACGACTGCCACAGCACAAATCAACAACACCACCGTTTCCATTAATAGCAAGGATGTTCTCCCTTCTTTGTTGAGAATGAACGACAGCAGAGAACTTTACAGATATAACTCGATGACTCCCGCTTTACCCGATCAAGCATACGGAGCATACGCAAGTGCCAAGAATACCTCCAACAATCCTCTCGCATCATACAACACCGCCTCATTTGATTTAGACCAAGTCCCTCGTGGTGCATTCCCTATCATCTACCAAGTCAACCGCTACGTCAACAATGTATTAATAGACGATAGTCCAATTGCTACTGGTGTAAATGGTGAAACGTGGAAAATTGGTGTAGCGACAATCGTGACTGAACCTATCTTCCTCTCTCCTTTCATCTGGTCTAACCCCGAATATAATGCCCAAGGTCTCCTCGGCATTAACAATATGGCATTCACTTTCAATATTGATGCCACTTGTGCGAGAGTTTGGTCTTCTGGTAATCCTTATATGACTGGTGTTGTTTTAGGCAGTCCTAATGCCTTCGGTCAGCAATCTGCTTGGACTCTTCCTCCTACACCAGCGGGACAAACTCCTATCCTCAACAACGCTCTCGGTGTCCCAAGTATGTTGTTTAGATTTTTGTCTACTCAACCATCCGATTTGATCCAAACCAAGAACGTCGTGCCTTATATGGACTTCCCCCGTTATTTGACCTCATCTGCTAATAACCCCACATTTACCCAACTCGGACAAAGTGGAGTTAGGGTCAATTCTTCCAATCTCCAAATCAACCAAATCCCAGATTATTTCATCATTACTGCTCGTGTCCCGATGTCCCAACAGAACTATTCTAACACGATGTCCCAGTTCGTCATCCAGAACATTAGCATCAATCTTAACAATCAATCGGGTTTGTTGTCCTCTGCATCTCAGTATGATTTGTGGCGAACAAGTACCAAGAACGGAAGCACTCAATCGTGGGCAGAGTTTCAAGGACAAGCAAGTTCCTATACCAACGCTGTATCAAACACCGTCGCCACAACTGGTTCTTTGTTGGTGCTTTCTCCTCCGTTTGATTTATCCCTTCCCAACTACATTAGCAGTGGTTCTCTCGGCAATTACAACTTCCAATTTAGCGTCACTCTCGCCAATCAATACCCTCAAAGTCTCCTCGATCAATTCAACGGAGCAATCCCTATTGAGATATGCGTTGTCTGCGTCAATTCGGGCATCTTCTCTACTCAGCAAGGTGTTAGTGCTGTCTACACTGGTATTCTAACAAAGGAGATGGTGTTGTCTGCTGTAAATGGCAGTCAATCATCAGCGATGACTTCTATTGAGACAACCCGAAAGATCGGAGGCAATATGTGCAACAGTGCTTTAACTGCTGTTCGTGGTATGACCCGAGGTATGAGAGGAAGTGCGATGGGGGCATCATCTAGCGGTGGAGCGATGGGTATGGCATCTTCGGGAGGAAGAATGAAGAAATACACCTAAGAATATTTAGAATAAAACTCGGGACTAATTATTCAACCCGCATTATAAATTAAAATAGTATTCTAATATATAATGCCACAAGCGACGATTACTTACGACACTGGGTATAACCGCAAGTTAAAGTCTTTATTAGACGAAATGGACGCAAAGCACTGGAACAACGGTACTGCCCAATACCATCCATCTCCTCTCGGGTTTAAATTATCCAATTTTCACGGCGATTATTCGGGCGAACCAAGTGCTAGAATGATGGTTGGTGGAGGCAGTCACGGCGACCAGCGTTTCGTTAGTTCGGGCAATTCTCCCGCCTATCCTCCCTATATGATGTCTAGCGGTCTTCTCGTTAATTCGGGAGGTGCTAGAATTGGTGTTGATGGTGCAGTTGGTGGATCAATTTTAGGAGATATATTCCCTCCTCTCAAAATGCTCGGATTAGGTAAGGGTAAAAAAAGGGGCGGATATTCATTCAACGATTTTGTCGGCGATTTAGCACATGTCGGTAAAGAAGTAGCACCCGATTTGATCCGTGCTTACGCCAAGGGTTCGGGTCGTAGGCGAAAGGGAGGTTCTGCTATTGGAGACCAGATCGCATCTGTCGCCAAGACACTCGCTCCATTCGCTCCTCTGTTGTTGGGTTTAGGAAGACCCGCTCCAAGAAAGAAGCAAGATGTCGTGGATGCTCTCGCTCACCTCGGAGCAAAGAAATCCCATTCTCTCAAAAAATTAAAGGAAATAGCGATGAAAGGTGGGTATTCATTTAACGATTTTCTAGGTG